ACCACAAATACGCGCTAAGCGGCTCGGGACGCAGATCGGGAAGCACTTCAACCAGTTCACCACAGCACACTCCCGCTCTGCTTTACTCTTCCAGAACTCTTCCAGACCTTGTCAGGCGCCTTTAACCGGCGTCGGTTTCCTGTGCGGGTTTTACATCAGAACAGCCTTATGCTTGGGCAATTTTCAACAATCGATGAATAATCGTTTGGTCGCTGGTTAAAACCCAGCAGGGCCACCAAATTATCTCTTTAATATCAGTGCATTATAACCAATCTCTAGAATGGATTTTTGTTTGTCACATCGCTAGCGCCCCCTTTTTGTCCCCTCATATTTAATAATGTCACCATCTTTCGTTCTCCCAGCGCTCATTTTTCTCAGTGTTGGCGTGACAGAAACCATCAAGATCGGGAAATAAAGTTAACTGGCGCACATCGAAGGTACCCTCAAGAAGTTGCAAAAAATCCTTTTTCAGCTTTGCGGTGATGCAAATAGGAAGATAAGCATCATCCTCCTTATTAAAATCTAAGCTCCCCATTGGATCATCGCTAACAACGCTATACATAAACTGAGCACTCTGTGCGGCAATTCTCTTTGTTACGGCTGGAGGCTCCCAAGTTGTAGCCCCCTTTATACTCATGCCATCGACAAAAATCTGATCATAAGTACGCTCTTCCGCCTCACCTTCTTGACCTTCTATAAAATCCGAATGAATGCCGAAAAGTAACCCGTCCTTTCCTCTTTCTGAGTGGCATGTAAACCATAGAGCCACTAAAACATTTCTCGAAAAATCAATTAGCCTAGTAGCTGCACCATGATGTTGGAGTTTTGCAAGCACTTCAAAGTCAGCCAGACGCCGACCTTCCTCGTAGCCATAGCCTTTATGCCGAGCCTTACTTAGTAGCTCAAGCTCATACAATCTCATTCTTCGCTCACTAGCTGTTCGATGAGTGAGCTTCAACCGCCGAAATGCAGCACTGTGGATTGGCCAGTCAATATTTCCTTGCCCTCTCCACATGTAAACATTCGTGCGTATCTTTGAATGCACATTTGTAAGCTCAATCAACTCCCCAAGGTTACTAGGTGCATTAATTTCACCAAACAATTTAGTTTGAACAGATTCCAAAGTATCTCCCGCTTAGATAAATATTTACTGGAGTAGTCATTCAAAAATTATCAGACACTTAATTATGAGCCGATTTATTTTGGCGGCAAAATGGCGACAGCGATTTGCAACCTTAGATTAACTGATTACACCAAGAGGTGGCTATATCTGAGCAATCTGAGGCTTATGGGAGGCGAGTACTTTGCCAATGTGAATAAGCTGCCTGCCATGCCTCGTTCTCATTCGCAAATGGCTTATCTGCTACAGGAACCCACTCCAGTTTATTGTTCTTTACCTGCTTGAATCTGACATCCCAGTACTCCCCGCGTGGCCACAGTACATAGCGGTTACCAGGTCCCCAGCGGTCATTCCAGATCGCATCGTCAGTGAGCTTTTCTCCACGCTTCATAAACATAAACAGCGCGCCATTAAGTGAAAAACGTCGCATTTTGTCGCCCTCTTGCCAACAACAACACTGTACATAAAAACAGTATATAGCTTACGGAGTTTTTCAGTTTAGTAAAATGCTCTGAAAACTCTGTGGCCCCTGCTCTGTCTGGCTTTGCTGATTAACCACTAATCTCTTACAGAGATCCGACTGAGATCCAGAAGATGACCTAAAATATTAAATAATCATTTAAATCAATAACATGAACTTCATGCGAGATCCGTTTGAGATCCAAAAAAGTGAAAAACACTGAAATTTATTTCATTCTTTTCAGTTTGAGAACTCAGGCAAAAAGCCAGCACCGGTGCGGTCTGGCCATATCCTTTGTAAAAAAATTAAACTGAAAAATTTTTATGATCCAAATCCTGCAGGCGGGTGCGGTGTAGCGCCGATTTTGTCTGCGCGACGATTATTTTGCCGGGGCTGACGCGCAGCCAGTGCCGCGCTGTGCGGATGATCTGTTTATGGTTGTCGTGCGTGATGGGCGCGCCTGTGCGTGGCGTGGCGTGCGTCTGAGGCGTTCTGGTGACGGGTAATAAAAAACCCGCTGTGATAGCGGGTCAGTGTGATGGCTTAGCCAATGACAGGGGAATACTTCTTACTAAGCGCAGCAGCCTGCTGGCCACTCTGCGCGATGGCACTGCTGTTCGTGGGCTGGCCGGTTGACGGGTGCGTGTGGCTGGCCAGCTGTTCCGCCAGTTGCTGCATAAGGGCCACGGTATCAAGCATCAGCTGGGCCACGTTAATCTTTTCCGAACCAATCCACACCACCGGCGCGATAATCTCCTGACGCGTCCCGGCAATGCTCTGGCGCAGCTGGCCAATTTTTTCAGTTAGTGCCAGACCGACTTTTATAGCCGCGCTGCCGGTGACGTCCGTTTCCGTATCACCGCCCACTGTAATCAGCTGGCTCTGCTGTGCGGCCATGCTGTAACTGCCGGTTGTTACGTGCTGAATTGCCCCGGCCATCAGTGACGACGTACCGATCACCGTGGTTTTGTCCGTGGCTTTGACAGTCGTTTCCCTGCTGACCAGTTCACGCGTTTCCGTATCGGCTTTAACTTCACGACTCATCGATGTTTCACGGATGGCCTGATCGGTCTGGCGCTCCCAGTCTCCCGCCTGCGTTACGCGCTGTGATACTTCCGCGCGCTGCTGCTGCAGCTGTTCGCCCGGCTTCACATCCGGCAGGCTGGTCCCTTCCGGCATGGTCTGGCGCACAAACGGCTTGTCCGGACGTCCGCCGGTGAACCCGACCTCAACCAGCGTCCCCTCTGGCGGAAACTGAAACATCCCGGAATCATTACCGGCCATCGGAACGGGCAGCGGCACGGCAGGATAAACCGGCGTGCTGCCGTCCGGATTCCACATCAACGGCAGCAGCCAATACCGGCACGGTTTGAAAACGACTTTCAACGGAATAGACGAGTAAAGACAGGCTGCGGATTGCATCACTGGCTCTGTTAAGAATCTGATTGCGGCGTGCAACGGTCATCTTTTCCGTTGAAACCGCTTCCCCAGCGATTACCCCGACGCTGGCCACAGCAGTTAATGCACAAAACTGCATGTTTTCAGGTTTGGCGTTGTTAACCGGCAAAGAAGGCTGACAATTAATCTGACGTAGGAAACCGTCCAGAATGGTTGGGTCTTCGGTGAGATCAATGATCGCCAGCAGTTCGGGTAAGGTAAGTTGATGCGACTGGTCTGGGTTCAGCTTGTTACGCAGTGTGGCCGGTTGCATTCCAACTTTTTTAGCCAGTTCTGTGACGTTGTGTGCCAGTGAAAACTGGCGGCAGGCATCATCAAGGTAGTTTCGTACTGAAACTTTATAATCGTACATGATTCGCACCTTACGAATTGCTAGCCTGAATTACGCATTAAGCGAAATGCGGCATTCGCTTAACGCTTCAACAGTAAGGGCAGCCATATTGACTTCGACTCGCGCACGCGGCTTATCGCCTTTCCCGCGGATAGGCAAGCGGCCATCACGAACCATGTCACGGGCAGTACCCATAGCTATGCCCGTTAGACGGCAATACTCTTCAAGTGGCAGGTAGGGCGTGGGGATGGTGATTGTAATGTTAGGACGCATAGGGCAAACTCCTTCATTCGTTTGAATGCAGCAACATTCAACAATATTCACGTTTATCGAACTTACAACACGGAGACTAATTCGACTTAATCGAATTTGCAACCAATAAATGCGAGATACTGGAAAACTCACCCTACCAACTGATAGCGCATTGGTCTTAGATCGTGTTTGTGAGGCATACGGCTTCGGCACATCCCTGCAGCTGGCAGATCATTTAGAAATGGCTGCAAGTAGCATGTCTGCCAGAAGAAAGCGCGGCACCTTCCCGGCGGACATTGTTGTGCAATGCGTACTGGAAACCGGTGTCAGCCTGGAGTGGCTAACAACTGGTTCAGGCAAAAAGTTTGAAGATGATTCGTTAGATATACTAAAACTACCGCGCAAAAAACTTATTGAAGGGAAGCTGTTCGAATCTGGATTTGTAATGCTTGATAAAGCCTTCTTTCGTGAAGATGCACCATTACCTACAGATGCGTTTTGCCTTTTAGACGAGAACGCCCAGTACGTTATTGATAGAAAATTCTCTGAAATATTCGATGGGGAATGGTTGGTCAATATCGAAGGTAAAGTGAGTGTCAGAACTTTAGGCCGCATACCCATCAGGAAACTCAGAGTTAGCGGAATTGGTATGGCATTTGATTGCAATATTGATGATATAGAAGTGCTGGGACGCATAGCGTTAAAAATTTCTAACTAGCGAAGGAATGATTGACATGGTTAATTTTAAGACTGCAACACAGCAGCAGCTGAAAGAAGAATATAAAAGACTTGCCGAAGTTGTTAAAAACTTTTCGTTTGGCACAAAAAAGGAATTTTACCATCTGCCTAATATCATTGGTGACAATGAGCAACCTCTGGCTGTTGCAAGCGGCATGATGGACGGTAATACATGGCTTATCACGTTAACTAACCAACGTGTAATATTTCTAGATAAAGGAATGCTGTTTGGTGTGAAACAGGTTGATATTAACCTGAAGGATATTGTAAGCGTTGGCGGACAAACGGGGATGATTTTGGGTTCAATCACCATTTCAACTAGCGGCCAGAATTACACTATTAAGGACGTTGCTAAACAAAGCGTCATTCCTTTTACTAAATTAGTTAATTCCACACGCAATAACTTAAACACCCCAGCCGAAAAAATCACATCGTCGAATGATAACGATATTGTTGCACAGCTCGAACGACTGGCATCTTTGAAAGATAAAGGGATTCTTACTGACGAAGAATTTCAGCAACAGAAACAAAGAATCCTCAATTCATAGTTATGTCTATTCGCAAGCAAACTGATGGCAAGTGGCTACTGGATTTCTACCCGGAAGGCAAACCGAAAGGAAAACCCAGTAAGCGCATCCGCAAAACATTCTCCACTAAGGGCGAGGCCATCGCGTATGAAAACTATGTAATGGAAACATTAGTAGAAAAGCCTTGGTTAGATGGCAAAGAGGATCGCCGCAAATTATCAGAGCTTGCTCAGCAATGGTTCGATGAACACGGCATCACCCTGGACGATGGCACAAAACGTCTTAAGGCGATGAAGTTTGCCTGTGAGAGCATGGGCAACCCGCTTGCCCATGAGTTCAGCGCAACCATGTTCTCTGTATATCGAAAAAAAAGATTGTCAGGTGAAATAGCCAGGACTGCGCGAGTGCAAAAGGTTACGCCACGAACCATGAACTTGGAGCTGGCTTACTTCCGGGCGGTCTTCAACGAACTAAAGCGACTGGGTCATTGGAAGAAAGATAATCCTCTTGAAAACTTGCGCCCTTTCAAATCTGAAGAAGCAGAACTTGCTTATCTTGAAGCAGAGGAAATAAAGCGACTTCTTGAAGAATGTAAAAATAGCCGTAATCCGCATGTTTACCATGTAGCACACTTATGCTTAGTCACGGGTTCAAGATGGGATGAAGCAGAATCACTGACTACTAAGCAAATCAGAAATCTCAAAGTGAGCTTCATCAAGACTAAAGGTAAGAGAAATAGGACAGTCCCTATCAGTCAGGCTGTCTATGACAGCATTCCAAAGCCTGAGAAAGCCGGACGTTATTTTGACACTTGTTATTCCGCATTTCGTAGCGCTGTTAAAAGAGCTGAATTAGATTTACCAGATGGGCAACTCTCCCATGTATTACGCCATACTTTTGCATCACACTTTATGATGAATGGTGGCAATATTTTGGTACTTCAACGCATTTTAGGCCACACTGACATAAAAATGACAATGCGTTACTCGCACTTTTCACCAAATCATTTAGAAGATGCAATTAGATTGAATCCTATGGAATGCACAAAATGACTTATTCTGAAATAGTATCTACTATAAGCTTGATGTTTTCCTTTTTGGCCATAACTATAAATGCTTACCCACATATAAGAGATTATAGTGATAAAAGCGATGAACGCAGAAAAGCAATGCTGGATATATTTACTAAAACAAAATGGTCAAATGAGGGAGATATTTATACAGTCCCTAAAGCATACTATGACTTATCACTATCATTAGCACATGGAATATCTAGAGTTAGTGGGGAGTTAATAATAAATGGTGTAAGAGAATACCACTTTTATGGAGTTGTAACGAAAAAAGGAATAATCAAGACCAAAATAGTAGCGCCTATTGGTAAAAACGGAATATTCGTAGCACATGCTGAATTTAGGTATTTGAAAGAGGTGGATCAAATTCTTTATACCTTTTTAGGTTTTATTGGGCCTGAAGAGGAAACTCGATTGCATAAGGCTCTTGATACAAAGCAGCTTCTTTGGCGACATCATAGCTAATGACCCCTTTTTGTCCCCCCAGAACGCAAATCATCGGTAATGACCAGTGATATTCAATATTTTTTATCTAACATAATCAGTAAGTTATTGTTTTATAACAAATGAGCATCGTTTGAATAATCGCCCGCTATTCTCAGACATAGCCCATCATTTTTAACAGCGCCTGCACCTGATTCATTGCCTCGCTGCGATGAGAGACGCCCAGTTTTTGGTAGAGATTACGGATATGCGTTTTGATGGTGGTGGATGCCACCGCCAGTTCCCCGGCGATTTGATCGTTGCTGTATCCTGAATAGATCAGG